CCTCCATATAATCGTCTAATAATTTTTTATTATTTTCTTCAAGCCTTTTTACAGTTTCCTTAAGTGCTTCAACTTCTGCTGAATTTATAGGAGGATTTGGCTTAATTGGTTCTTCTGCCATAAATAAATTTTAACAATAATTAATATATATATTATCTTACCAGCGTGTTTTGTCAGCCCAGTAGGCCGCACTACTAGGGCCTTTCTTAATAAGTCTTGCAAATCTTTTTTTAAAAGCGGCTCTTTTATCTTTATCAGCTTGTGATTCTCCTTTCCTTGGAGGTTTATTATCTGCACCTTGCATACCAAACCTTATGAGCTTTTGTTTTCCATTGATTTCGACAACAACTGCACCAGCTTTTCCAGTCTTATGATTTGGGGTTTTGATTGGTTTATTTAAACCTTTGAATATGTGACCTCCTTTTTTAATTGTCATTTACCTACTTTAGCTTTAGCTCTTTTATGTGCCTCGGTGAAAGATATACCATTTCTCATAAGTCTTTTCATGAAATCCATGTGTTTTTTTGTGTGATGAACTGAATGTCTTTTTAAAGTTTCTTTTTGTTTTGTAGTTAGTTTCATTTTATTTTTTTCTCATAATATCAGCATCTGCTGTTCTAGCTCCACCTTTACCAGTTATAAAACTGTTCACTCTGCCCATAGCCCATGCAGCCATAGAAACATTTCTTGATCCACTTCCAAGATATGCACCTTGTCCTCTTCTATACACAGCTTTTAACTGAGTAAAAGTAAATCTTGAATTTTTTGCTTTCTTTTTAAGTGTTTTTACGACTGTCGCACTTAAAGGTTTAGCGGGTGGAGCTTTTTTTGCGCTTTTTCTTTTTTTTGGTGGCATCTTGAGCAACTCTTGATTTTTGTACAGCTTTTATATCAATAAACTCTCCTTTTCTATAGGCTTCAGCAGTCCTTTTTATTTCAGCTGCTTTCGCAGCCCTGTTCTTAGAACCAGACAAGTATTTTTTTGCAATACCTGTCTTTTTATCTTTAGGAACTCTCCTTAGTTTCTTCCTTTTCACTTGTCACCTTTTTAGATTTTTTAGCAGTGGTCTTTGGTTCTTTCTTTGGCTGTTCCTCTCCTTGAACCTTAAAAATATATCCCATTACTTTTTGCCTCCCTTCTTTTTCTTTTTTGACTTTGGTTTCATGGTAGAACCATATCCAACACCTTTAGGCATAACAATAAAAGTAGCTGACTTTATATTACTTCCTTTTACGTTTTTTAGCACTTGATAATGCGATAGCCTGTGCTTGTTTTAATGTTTTACCTTCCTTCATCAACAAACGAATGTTTGCAGATATAGCCTTCTGTGATTTACCTTTTTTTAGTGGCATTAGATATCTAAATCTTTTGTAAGTGCTTGAGCTAAGTGTTGCAAATAATTATGAATATTGCCATTAAAGAAATCAATCTTAATCAACATGTCTTTAATTTTTGCTGCCTCTTCGCCTTTAGTATGCTTGATTGCTTCAATAACAACGGTAGATGGAATAATGTTAGGAGTTCCATTTGGTGAATTAACTGTGTAATATTGAAAATCTAAATTTTTTTCATTGAAGAATGTGGTAAAAAAGTTATTCATTATGCTAGCTCACATAAAACTGATCTAAAAGCTTTTTTATAAGATGCGTTTTTGTAAGAATTTAAAGCATCATGCAAACAATTTTCACCATGCCAAACCTTTGGTAAACTCATTCTGTTTCTTTGCTTATTTGTTGTCACGCTGCAATAAGAGTAATCGCCTTGTCCTTGTCTAACATATATTCTAATTAAAAATTTTCCTTCTTCAAAGTGAAAATACTTTGCTCCGTTTTCACAATCTTTTTTTAAAGTAATCATAAATTTGGGGTTGTTTCTATATTTAATATATATCACTCTTCAACAAGTGTCAACAACTATTATTTATTAAAAGTAACTTTGCCTTCATTAATATTTTTTACAAAAGACTTAAAATCTTTTGCTTTAGAAGCTTCTTCAATACATTTTCTTCTTTCTTTCATATCCAAGTGCAGAGTTGTCATTAACTGTGCAAGCTCTCTTGAAAAGAAAGGATCATCAATCATAATTTAACTGTATCACTTACCACTATAGCTGATCTGTTGAGTATCACCCAGTAATCTGCGTCAAAGTGTATTAATTCAGCACCACCTTCCACTAATTTATCTACTAAAGGCAAAGGCACTTGATATCCATCTATTCCAAGTATGGTGCAAGCTTCGCCTACTGTCTCAATGTCATATCCTGTAAGTTTTTTTGCTTTTGCAATCGTTTCATCTTCCCATTTTCCAAAGGTTTGTTTATACCAGTCAGAGTCTGGATATGCATGTTCATTCTTTAAATTTTTTGTACTTGAACCCTTTTTCCAAGTTTTAAAGTTTGCATCTTTTTTTAATCCAAATGCAGTAATTCTTTTTTGCTTTTCAGCAACTGATAATTTAGGTGCAAAGGCATTACTCTGAGTATAATGTTCAGCTATTTCAATAGCATTTTTTGTACTCTTTGATAAACTTGCCTTTGTTCCATGAAAGTTTCTAGCAGCAGCATAAGTTCCATTGCCATATAAACCTTCACCAGCATAATAGTTATCACCTCCTTTACCAATACCCTTAAACTGATCATTCCATCTGTCATCAGAAACTCCTCGATATAAAACAAGGTTTTCACCATCAGCACCTTTAACTAAATCTTTTCTATCTTTTAACGCTTTTACATTTTTTACTCTATCTGGTCTTTTGTTAAATCCTTGTTTCCAGAATAGATAATCATTGTACATTGGTGAGTTTTTATCAACTACTTTTTCTATACTTAAACCTTTCTCTAAAGATTGAATTTTAAAATCAATCGGCCCTGTATATGGGTTTTTTACACCTCTTGCTGTTTGTATTTTTATCTCATGCTCTCTGTACTTTTTAAGATCAGCTAACAACTCTTTTTCATTAAGTTTTTTAAGTGGTTTAGATTTTACAAAATTAGGCTCAACAGGTGCTTTAACAACTGGTTTAAGCTTGGGCTTCGGTTTGATATTTGTAGGCTTTCCATAAATCCTTTGTAAATCCTTAAGACTTCTTTCACTATCATCATCACGAACAAATTTCTTTATTGCCTTCTGTCCTGACCCCTCTTTCTTTGCCAACCTTTTAAAATATTGAACTTTTTTTGCATTGCCTAAAGTTTTAACCTGTAGCTTTTTATCTTGTTGTAAAAGCCAATCACCATATTTTGTATCTTGTGGCACTCTACCTGTTGCACTTGGTCTGGTAACAACCTTTCCTACTGGTGGCTTTTCCAAGTTTGGATATCTTTTTTGCAAGCCTTCATAATCAACGACAGGAACAGTAGTAGATCGACAATTAAAATGCTGTGGTGGTGTTGGCCCTTTGTTGTATGCAAACTGTTTGCCATCAAGATCTCTGCAAACTGCACTGGTTCTACTGTCTAAGGTTGCAACATATTCATATTTAGGAGCAACTTTACTATTTGCTGCATATACCGCCTGTGATGCTTGATTTTGTACTTGATTAACAGATGTTCTTACTATTGTTCTTATTTGATGATTAGCAAGTTTTGTTCTTTCACCACCAGCAAGTGCTAATTGTCTTGAGGTTTTAGCTTTTTGACCAAAATCTAAATTTCCAATCATTCGTCTTGCTATTTCTTGTGTAGATTCTCCGCTAAAAACACCCTGTCTAATATTTCTTGCAAGCAACTCATGTTGTTTTGTTGCTATACCACGAAAAGCTTTCTCTACTGTGTCTCCATTGGGTAGGGTCTGCATTGCTCCCTGTCTTGCAGTAAGTTCAAACTTTCCAGAACCAAACCTTTTAAAATCATCTTCTGTAAATTCTTTACTGGTAAATATATTTACTTGTGTTGGATCTGTTTTGACAAAAGATTCTGCATATTTCCTACTAACAGCAACAGAATTTATTGGCACATTACCAGACTTAACAACTTTTTTTAACTCATTTTCTATAAATCCAGCCTGTACTTCTGCTAAGCCTTCAATCTCTTTAATCATTTTTTGAGTTGTAAGCCTTGACCAAGTATCTAAACTTATCTTTGACTGTTGAATTATGGCCCTAAGCCTTTTTCTTGTCTGTGGTGCTATAACAACCCCTGCCGCAGCTTCGGCTTGTCTAATGTTTATCTGCTTAAGTTTCTTTGTCGCTTCAAGAATTACATCATTATATGTTCTCTGAAACTCTGTTGATACAGCATTACTATATCTGTTTAAATCAATAGTCTCTCGAAAAAATGCTTCTGGTGTACTCATTCAT